ATCTCTCTTTGCCGTAATATTCTGCCCGGTGAAACCGAAACGTTTCTTCAATACCTGGCTCTGGAAGCGGTAGAAAATGTTCTCAATCGTCTTAGATTCGCCATTATACGGAGCTGTCGGGCGGTGGATACGGCTGATCTTCGAGAAAAGGCCCAGCGCCGCGTTCTTCTTATGACCGCCCTGGTTGTCGCACACGATCTCGTAGGGTTTGTGCCGGCTCGTCTGGATAGCCATGCGGAAAGCATGGTACTGGGCGATATAGTCCTCGTTGTCGCTGATGTAATAACCGAGCAGGACTTCACTATAGGCATCCACCACCTCGTACACGCTTGTAGTGCACTTGTTTCCGTTCTCGTCACGATAGTAGAGGTTCAGCTTCGTGCCGTCGCCATACCAGAGGCTGTCACGACGGCCCGGAAGGATGGTCCGGTGCTTGCGGTCATAACGCTGGTGTGCCTTCATTTCCCCATAAACGGCATCGTACCACAGAGGTTCGACACGCGGGCTGTTGAACCATTCGCGGAGGCTGCGGGGACTCTTCAGGGGCTTCCAGCCACGTTCCGGAGCGACACGGTTGTACTCCTCGAAGATCTCCATGTCAGTATAAACCGGAACGCGGCTGCGTTTCAATGCTACAAGGTAACGCCCGCCGTCCTCCTCGATCTTCAGCGTGTTGCTGTTGCCGTACTTGCCGCTCACAAGCACACCGTAGTTGTCGGGACGGAACTTGTTTATCAGGGCTTTCAAACGCCCCACACTGCCCGGAAGACTGTGCCCGTACACCGGACGCCATTCCTCACTCGTGACAAGCAGAAGTTCCCAAAGGTTACGGCGGAAACCGGTCAGCTTGTTATTGGATGAACTCAAGCGTTTGAACTCTTCCATCAACGCGTTCAGCACCGAAGCGTTCCAGGTGTATTCCTTCTTCACATCCTCGGGAAGAGCGACCATCTCACCGTTCTTGTCGTAACGGTAATCCTCGAAAAAGTTCTCGGCCTTCTCGTCTTTCTTCACTATGTTACGGATCATTTCCTGTCTCATTTGTTTCTCGGGTTCGCCATGACGCTCAACCCAACGTTTCTTGTATTTCTCGGGAAGGGAGGAATAGGCATACAGAGCCGGATTATTTTCACCACCGCCACGGGAAACGACATCCAGTTTTTCTCGGGACAGCTGGCTATTCAAAGTGCCTTTGGGCATTATATCCAGCAACTCTTTGTAAGTTACACACAATATATTATCAAAGTATTCCATCTCCCAGCTTGATTATCAATCCTCTAAATCATTCAAAGGGACATGCTTCTTCAGCAGCCGCACGGAGATCCCGAAATTCAACACTACGAGAAGTTCCAGCAGCGGATTAATAAAAAAAATAGAGAGCAGGATCCCGAAACTCATACAGAAGTAAAGCACGCAAAAGCGCTGTTTTCGTTTCAGACGAGCAAACCAGTGCAGCTGGTCGCTGAACAATGTCATCAAATCATTTTTCATGGCTACTTGTATTTTGAGGATTACCACCTACTTTGGATCCACCGCGCTCAATGGCGAGCTTACGAATGGAACGGGCCAGTTTGCTGTTCTTACGGAAGGCAAGCGCATGACTCACCATCACGTTTGTACAGCCCATCAGTTCGGCAATTTTATTCACCTCACCGTATTCTACAACTATTCGTTCTTTCATACTATCTAATATTTAAATTATCGTAGTGGGCAGTCGCGGATTCGAACCGCGGACCATAACCTCTCCATTATAGGAGTTTAGTTTGTTCTACCAGCTGAACTAACTGCCCGAGAAAATTATTAAAGCTCCTTTATCGCATCCTCCGGAACACATATTACAGTCCAAACCTGACCATTTTTCATATAATCGATATTATATTCCCGCACGAACGTACAAATGTTATAATCCCAGTCACGAACTATACCATCAATGATCTCACCATTTCTCTTGGTGATTCTCACACTTTGTCCCTTTTTAAATTTTACTTCCATTTTGCTTCTTTTTAAATTCTCATTGTTACCTCAAGCCTTTTTTGTAGCTTTGGGGCGTGTTTAAACTTTAATCACGTGGCAAATATAGTCTAAGTTTCTTAGACAACAAAGTGTTAATCCAAATAATTTAGATTTATGAGCGTTTTTTCTAAGAATCTTAGATATCTAAGGGAGAGTAGGGGACTTAAATTAGATGAATTTGAGTTTCTGGGCATCAAAAAAGGTACAATGTCAAACTATGAACTGGGTAATACAGAACCTAAATTGAGTTTGTTATGTGAAATATCTAAGTTTTTTAGAATATCAATCGACGACTTTCTTTTAAAAGATATAGAAGCCGAAAAAATTACACCAGTAGTAACGGAAACAGCTCCTCCAGAAACAGCTAACAATAATTTTAGGGAGCTTCTGGATGTTTTAAGGGAAAAAGACTCCACCATTCGAGAAATGGCAGAGGAAATAGGGATGCTCAAACAGACAATTACACAACTTAAACAGGACAAGTCGGGGCGTGTTTCGGATGCAAGCGATTCTACGGTTGCCAATGCCATCTAAAACGTGTTTTATGGGGAAAGGGAGGTAAAAACAGTTAAATCACTATTTTACAGCAGAATATATAAAAATACAGGGGAGTAAATAAATATTATCTATATACAATTTACCCCCTACAATATTATAAAAACCGATGAATACCAAATAAAAAAAAGATATTTCCCCGTTTTATTAGAACAAAATAGGCACAAAAATGAATAACCAAATGAATAAGCAATCAAAACATTTCGTTTTTGTAATAGCTTAAATGAATAACCAAATGAATAAGCAAGTGAATAACCTTTCCACTTTTTAAGACGTTCAAAGCGTTCAAACGGATAAATACAGCCTTCCATCATAGTTTGACACTTATAAGGGCAAAAAAAGCCGCTTTTGCGGCTTTTAATTGCGTTCTAAGGCATTTTATCCCTTTCTGGTACATGTTATCAAGCGAGACTGAATAATCATTGCACGTTTCGTGTATTTGGCAATGTCATCAACCAGTCCAGCATGTAAAAGACTACTCTTAGTGATTCCGACCTGTTTCTCCGTCAGAGTTTCAAAAATGGCCGATATACTACCAAAGTAGATGTTCTTTTTCTCAAAAATCAAATGTACATGGATAACTTTACTCATGATATATAGTATTTATTTCACTGCAAATATACCAAATATCAGCTATATGGAATAATTTTAATAAATAAAAATAGGAGAGAAGCGAAGCGCTCCCCTACTCCACTTGCATAAATTACACCATTTGGTTATCTTTGTATATGGAAGTATGGCCTGGGCAAAGCATCGGAGTGAAATAATACCATACTGCCTGAATTCTCCCCTACTCCACTCCTAATGTAAAGAGATTCATTTGAACGGCGTTCAAACAAGGTTCAAATGTAAGCTCGATGTAAAGCGATGTAAACGCTTCGTTTTTCCACCCAGCTCACTCCTACCCCGTTCTAACGCTTTGAAAACCAAAGCAATCAGATATTTTCAGACCGACCGAACTTTGACACGCATCGTTTCTCCCCCCTTATCCGGAGTTCCCGGATTAATTATATAGGCCATAATTTCAGCTTCTTCAATTTGCCGCTGATATGCTCTTGGCAAATCATCGAACTTAAATCCTTCCAGCTTTTTTAAGAACTCCAATCCATACAATGCCATTGACTTATCAACAACAAATTTTTTAATTGCACTTAACCTTTGCAATCCGTCTACAACCAACCACTTATTATCATCCGATCCATCAAAATAGAAAGCTGGTAAAGGCAACTTTATAAGAACAGATTCTATTAATTGACTTTGTTTCTCTATTGGCCACAAATTCCCCTGCCGTTGAAAATCTGGTGCCATATCAATTTCATTTTCCCTCAAACGTTTGATTATATTATCAAGTGACATTGGCTTGGTTTTTATATCAATATCCTGAGGGTTAAACGGATCCTCCATAATGATCTTTTCATCACCATGTTCCTTGTCTTCCTCATCCTCTACAGAATACTCTTGTTGAAGGGCTTCTAATTCCTCTTTACTTCTAATATCTTCTTTATCTTGTAATTGCTGTATATATTTATCCGAATCCATATGATATGCTTTACCAATGTACAAATTTAGATATAAATCACGATTTATATGCCAGTGGGATATGAAAAAATCAAGACCACCCCTATCTTTATGGCG